TTTCATAATCATTTAAAATAAGCTTACTTTCTTCAATCATAGTCTTAAGATTAAGACACCCAACTTTTTTCACAGTTTTGGACATTTTTACTCCAAGTTGAGTTTTTTTGCCACTAAAGCCTTGCCCAACAATTTGACCAGCCCTTCCTCTCATAGAACACATCAACAAATTATTATATTCCAAATCATATTGAAGAATACTAGCAACTTGGTCTCCCACATCATTTACTTCACATAAAATATAAGCATTATTATATGCAGTTGCTGCCTCATGTACTATGCTTGGAAAAAGCATGGGTTTTATTTCATTATTTCTATATTTTGCCACAACTTTATGAGGAAACTCAGTGATATCTACAATAGTAAAGGCTGAATAATCGTTCCCTACACCCCTAGCAACGTCTACAGTGATGAGATAATCATGATTCTGCTCTGGGTCTACATAAACATCTAAACCCGCACTGCGTTTCTTAGGGGCATCATACACGAGGGTTCTAAGCTTAGATGGAGCAATAAGAGTATCGACCGATCCAAGAAACTCACATTCAAATTCAACTTTAAACTGTTGGTCCGAAGTGTTTGCAATAGTTTGTTTTTTCCACTCCTCATCTCTTCCCGGAACTTCTGACCAGTGAACGTCTGTAAAAATATATTCATTTTTACCTTTCTCTGCATCGTGCCACATTCGGTAGAAATGATTCATACCGTGAGGTGTGGATACTATTATAACTTTCGTTTGTTTACCTGAAGTAATTGTAGGATAAACTGAGGCAAAGAAAGAATCTGCAATATGATTTGGGACGAACGCAAATTCGTCCAAAAATAAAATATTGAATGACATACCACGAACTGCAGAAGCAGAAGTAGAAGCAGCCAAGATCTTACTTCCATTCTCAAGTTCGAGAGAACCTTTATTCCAAGATATAATGCCTTGCTGCATCCACTTTGGCAAATTTTCATATGCGGTTTGCAACCTATCTAAAAGTTCTCTTGCAGTAGCTGCTTTGTTAGCAAGAATACCAATATTTACATTATCATTAAATACTGCATAATGTAAAAGAAATGAAACAACAGTAGTAGACTTACCTGTCTGTCGTGGCATTTTGCAAATATTAAAACGATTTTCATGAAATCTCCTTACAAGTTTTTCTTGAAAGGGATACATCTTAAAAGATTGCAAACCATGGTCAAGTGTCACAATCTTTACATAATTCTTTGCAAAATATACGGGATCATTCATGCATTTTGCAATCTCAAAAACTTGATCTTCAGTAAATTCGTGAGTTGTATTTGCCTTTTTTAGTAAAGGATTGCCGAGATATATGTCATTATTTGCCATAATAAAAACCTATTATTAATTACAGTTCCAGCGACGAAGTGCTTTATTAATTCTTGAATCTGGGTCCCTTGCAGTTTCTGCTGAGGTCAATCTTTTTTTCATCCCGGACATACGACTGCAAAAGTTTTTTCTTCTTTGTGCTCTTTTTCCTGATGGATTCTTTTCAGTTACTGCAGTTTGTAATTTTGAACCTGGATTTTCGCGACGATAAGCATTTACTGCCTTTTGACTCAAACCATCAGTTTTATCTTGACGATTTACTTTTTGCCAGTCTTCATCAATATCAACTTCTTCACCCATAGTTTTTACATAGTTTTTATTTGGTCCTGCTTTTGCTGCACTTCCTCCTTGAGGTCCAAATGCTTGGATGAGAGGTTGTCCCGGTTGAATCTCAGAAATTGAATGGTGGAGAACTATAGAACCGGGATAAACTTTTTGAAGTTCGTTACTAATTTCTTTTTTTGATGGTGTTTTAATCTGAGGAAAAAACATCTTAAGAGAATAATATTTTCCTCTCCATGAAAGAGTTACTGCAATAACATTTCCGGTTTGAGATTGAAGTCTTGTTGCTTCTCGTACTTGAGATTTAAATCCCTTTATTGGTTCTGGTTTAATTAAATCAACTACTTCAGCAAATGTATTTCCATCTAAATCTTCAATAGTTTCTTCTGAAGTTGGAACACAATTTGGAACCATTTTTTTGCCCTTTTTCTTCATTCCAACTTGCTTATATCCAGACCAACATTCTTCTTCCATCTCACCACTGGCAACATAGTCAGCAGCAACATCAATATAGTCAGCTGCTTTGGTAATCTTTGATTGTACCCATGCCTCCAAGTCACCTTCGCCCTTTCCTACTTTCGCTTGAAGTCTTTTTACCGCATCAATAATTGTTTTTAGTTCTGACCTTGCCATCGAATATTCGTGGTCTTTAACTGAAACTTTATCCCACGCCTTTCCACCATAAGAACATTCTGATCTAGTTTCTCTTTTATCACATAATGGACAATATCTTTGCTCTTCTTGTTCTTGCATAACGCTCTCTTTTTTAGTTCCCCAGTTTGATGCGCCCACTTTTCTACATTTCACTAGTGCTCCAGAAGCATATGCACTTGGCCAAACATCATATCTTGACTTTACTTTATGGTAACAAGCATCCTTTTTTCCACTACCTTTGCCTGGTTTGTCTTTTAATTCTTGTAAGTCCATTTCTTCTGTTCTAACATTAGTTGGTTTTGCGCCACCTTTTTTCTGTGGTTGATTAGGGTCTAAACGATTCTTTCTATTTCTTGCCGCTTCTTCTTCATCTGCCGAAAGCGAGCACAGGGTTTGCCAGCCCACTTTCCACCAAGTTGAACCCATCCTTTTTTTCCATCAGAAGATTTTGACTTATTAAACCAGTCATGAAGACCTTCATCTCCAGATTTCGTTTCCTCTTTTACGTCTTTAAATTTCTTATGATGCTTTTTAGCATCCGCTTCCATTTTTTTCAGACGAGTATAATAATCAGGAATTTCGTCAAGATGTTGAAGAGCAATATCTTTTGCTAACTCTTGGTCTTTAGTATGCTCATGTTCAATAGGTTCTCCCATATCAAGCTGCTTTTGTATAAAAGATACATCGAGACGATGTTTCTTTGCAATTTGTTCAACTGTTTTATGGGTCTTCAACTTTGGCATTTAACTGTATAATACCTTTTTATATTTATTACTCTAAACTATCTTGAGTCTGTTGCTTTAAAAGTTTTGCTAGTTCTGCTGTTGATCCTACAAAAAGAGCATTGTTGACCGTAGTTGGTCCTTTGCCATTCTTTTCTTCTTCAACATCTTTTAATTTCTTTTGCAAATCCATTAACTTGTCTGTTGCATCCGCAACGTTTTTAATTAATTGACCTGCTACTTCGTAAGCCCTTGGCATCTCACTTTCTTGAGCTAACTCAAGAATTCCATTAATTGCTTCCTGACCTTTTTCTATCAAGGAATATAAATTTCCTCTTGTATAATCATAATCTTTTTTAATATCATCAGATACTGAAGCAATTTTTTCAATTTTTTCAGATATCTCTTCTACCTCCAATGGATTTGCTGATACAGAAACTATGTCATCTTCTACATTGAATGTTTTATTCAAATCGTCAAACTTTTTCGTCATTTTCATATTATTCAAAAGGAAGAACCAGTAAACCCAAAATCGTCACCATCTTCAATAAGTTCATTATCTGCAGATGTTATTGATTTAACCTCTGCCCCGCTAAGATGAGATGTTATTTGAGTACCATCTCTACCTCTTTCTACGGTAAGAACATTTCCAGAAACAAGTTTTACATATACTTGTTCACCCTCAATATCCAAGTAACTATTTGGTGAAATAGATCCAATATTATTTACTGGTATCAAAATATCTTCAGTGCCAATATCTTTTGATATATTTGTTAAAACAATACCAGTATAATTTTTGATCGCTCTTGGTTCTGCGGAATAAACAATTTCTCTTGTTGGAGTATTTGTAGTATCTCCAGCAATAAGACCAACAGAAGTTTTCTTGATGATATCTTTGCTTGCAGAAGAAACTGGTCCAAAGAGATATGTTTTAGCACTAAATCTTAAAGTATAAATTAAAACTCGTCTAGTCGTAAAATTACCTTCATAGTCATCCTGCATAGTGATATTCTCTAGCACTACTGGAATATCCCTCTTCTCATTAATAACATCAACTAGTTCAACTGATATAGTATACGCTGGTTGGAAATATGGTAAAATTTGTTCAACTATTTGTAGGGCATCATCATTTAGTTTACACATTATGCTCAGTTCAAACTGCATATTATAAGGAACTGGCAAATATGATTTTTTAGTTTCTTTTCCGTCAACAGCAGACTTTGATGTGAATGTTTGGGTGGTTGTTGATTTTCTAGTGGGATCATAAGTTAAACCAGTAAATTCAAATGACATTCTTGGCAATGTTATTTGAACTGGTTTATTGAGGTCTGGAGACTGCTCTAGTCTTGCAAGAAATTTTTGAGTTGGTCCATATGCAAGAGGAACTTTGATGACACTAGTGACATCTCCGTTATTGTTAGTATGTTTAATGCTTACTTCATTAAACAAAGAACCAAACGCAATTATGGTTCTTCTTAAAATTTCGTGATAAAAGTACTCAAACATATTTTAAATCCGTATTTTAATGTTTAAACATACTAACTTTTATTTAGGGATTTCCGAAAGGGTTAAATTCGCTAAAATCTACAATATCTTCTGCTTCTTCTTCTATTTCATCATTAGAAGCAAACCCATCTCTAACCGCAAAAATATCTATAGATTTTAAATAATGAGATGCATTGGAAGAAGATCCAACTATATTTTCTCCGGCAATAAATTGACCATTAACTTGAGAAACTTCTAAAACATTAGTCACAGCGTTCCAAGATCTAACTCTTGCAGTTACACCACTCTGAGAACCTGTAACAATTTCGTTGAATGCGAAAGTTCCACTAGATACTAAGGATGGATTCCCTATGGTAATAGTTGGAGGCATAGTATATCCTAAACCAGAATTAGTTATTCTTATTTGAGTTATTGAACCTGCAGCAGAAACGACCGCAGTCGCAGCTGCAGATACTGAAGAAATTCCAGTAAATGTAATTTGCGGGGGATTTACATAACCCGAACCTGAATTTGTTACAGTAATGACTCCAACAATACCATCACCCAAAGTTGCTGTTGCGGTTGCGCCATTACCACCCCCACCAATAAATCTAATACCTGGAGTTACTGTATATCCATATCCCGCGTTTACAAGTTCAACACTCTGGACTGATTGTGCTGCTGGGTTAGTGTTGTCATTACAAACAACAATTCCACCTATCATTTTGGCAACTGCTGAAGCTGTTTTTCCTCCAACTGGTGCAGATGAGATGCCAACCGTTGGAATACTAGTATATCCACCACCCCTATTTGTAATAGTTATATATCTAATTCCACCATTAACAACATTAGCAGATGCCGTTGCAGTAATTCCGAGACCAACCATAGTAAGTTTCTGAACAGGTCCAATAGGAACTTTATCATCACCAACACTTCCACTTATGTTGTCGTCAATATCTCCTATACTGGTATCGATAACTTCATCTTCATATCTAAACAACTCACACCTTAATTCATAAGTGTATAATCCTTGTAGTTGATAAAATGGTTTTTCGTGCTCTACGTATTTTATTTCAAATATACGATCTCCCAGAGGAAAATAAATTAAATCACCTTCTTTAGGTCTTGTTGATAGTTTAATATTGGGTTGTTTTGAAATTAGAGGACTAATATATGTTTTAAATCTTTCTCTAGATATTGTCAACACAATTTCATTAAGTGCCTGAATTCCAAATTTTGATAAGATAGTTGGATTATCTCCATACCCATCAAAACTATTAACATACGCTTCAATAGGATATGCGCTAGTAAATTGCGATTCTATTACCTCTTTTATTACAGTGTTTTCTGTCACATATTGTCTAGGAAGATAATATATATCAATCCCATACATTTTTAACTGTTCGTTAATTAAATCTTGTATAAGACCTTGTTCTGTTTTTGATCCCTGAAGAAAAAATGGGTTTAACATATCTTATCCAATCATGTCTAATGGAGGAAGCTCATAAGTACTGGACATTTTTTCCATTAATATGTCTATTTCTCTTTGTGCATCGTCATACATTTGTCTACCATTCAATTCAACACCACCTGGAAGTTTAACTCCAGTAAACTTCATCATATTTTGCCCCCATTGTCGTTTAATGAGTGAAGTTAGATATGGTTTTAGAAAAGAGTCGTTCCAAACTCTTGAATAATCATTTGGATCCAGAGTTGAATAGCAGTCAATAATGAAATATTGAGTATCACTAACTGATCCCCAATCGATATCTAGATATAATCTATCCTGTCTCTTATTAAATCTAATTTGTTTTTGTGTATTTAAAAGGAAGTCCAAGTCTTCCAAGTATGTTTTAACCATTGCATAACTCAGAAGTTCAGTTGAACCCCAATAGTAAACATCATTCAAAAACAGTTGATATTTAACACTGAACATATTATGGG